ATTAAACATTTCTTCCCATTCTAATATATTTTTATCAGTGGTTTCCATTATAATTAAGCAATAAAAAATATTTTATTGTTTAAATTAATTTTATTGATTCAAATTTATATGATAATTAAAATCTAAATAATTGTTTGAAATTTGATTGATTTCTAAATAAATTTCATTATTTAAAAATGTATTAGTTGTTAAAGAATTATTTAATGTTTCTTTTATGATAATTGGTTTTTCAGGATAATTGACATCAATGACTGTTAATTTATATTTTTCAATCATGTTATAATTAATTGCATCTTCATCTGAAACTAAATTTCCTTGATTACATTTTTTGATACGTCTAATAACTTTAAGCTGGTTGAATTTATCTTTTAAAATTAATTCAAATATATATGTTTGTGAATCAACTTCATTATTTTTATAGGTGTATTTTGATTGTTCGGATTTTTTTTTTTGAATATTATAATTAATTTCGTAATTATAACTCATCTATCTTATAATTACTAAACATTTTTTTTATTTTAATTTGGGGGTGATGCAAAAATTTTATTTTGATCAAATCCTGTATAAAAACATGAACACATAGTATAACCCATATCATTTTTTGTAAATTCAATATATATATTATCAGTACGTTGAATTGAACTTGATTCATATTGATTAATTTGACCTTCAATTTCAAAACAAGTTAAAGATTCAGATGGATGAATACTAATTGAAGCTTTATAACCTTGAATGTCACATAATTTAATTTTATGTGATAATTTAATTATATGACAATATTTATTTTCTTCTAAGTTTCTAAAATATTTTTTACCTATGGATTGACCATTTATAATTAATTCAAAAAGATATCGACATGAATCATTATTTGGATCTGAAAAACCATGTTGATTTTTAGTATATTTAATTGGAACTGGATTTGTTTTATTATTTAATGTTATAATTGTTTCAGATAAACCTAAATTTAATTTAGGATTATTAATTTTTGAAGCTAAAATTAACATTGTATATAATAATATATATAATATTTTTTTAACTAATAATTATATGATTGATTCAAATTATATAGATAATAATATTAAATATTTAAAACAAAATTTCTCCCATATTTTAAATGTCTTCAGCCAAAATTTATAATACAAAATGTTTATCATGTCACATAATTGGATTTAACCCATATTCAAAAAAAAAATTTGTGGATAATTTAAATTCAAAAATATTTAATGTTATTGATTTAGATGTTATTAATCAAGAAATATTAAAAAAACCAGAACTTGATAAAATGTATCAACAATATCAAAAGCTTAAAGATGATAAAAATGATAAATTCAAAGAAGTTGATAAAAAAATGAGTATATTTTGGGAACAAAATTTTAAAGATACTGTTGATTCTAAAGTTAATCAAAAAAAAATGAATATATTAGTTGGTCAAAATAATCATTATAAAAGTTTATCAAAAAGAATTAATATTGATTGTACTAATAAATTTATTATTAAATCAAATATTGATGAAGAAGTTAAGACTTGGATTAAATATAATTTACAAACTTATCAAAATGAGATCATTGAAGGAATTTTTCCATTAGATTATTTAAATTATAGTTTTTTACATAAAAAAAGACAAATAATTGAATCAACTTATTCTAAAATTGGTTATATTGAGAAAACAATTGATCAATTAAACACTATTATTAATTTAATTGAAAATTCAACTAAAAATGACGGTAATGAAATGTGGATTAGTATGAAAGAACCTTATAATGTTAATTCTTTAATTCATCCTAAATTAAATAGTAAAGTTATAGCATTTAGTGATCCAAATTTTGCATTATTAAATTCAATTAATTTTGTTGATGGCGAAGTTAAAAAAAATTATAATGGTTCTGAAATTAGTTTAAAAGAATTAAAACCAAATGGTGTTAAAAAATTAAAAACTAGAAGATTTTTATACTTGGTAGAAACAAAAACATTTATTCCACATGAAAACGGAAATAATCATAAATTTTTTTCACAATTACCTGTTAAAATATTAGCAAAGGAACGAATTGATAACGTTCATGATTATTTAATTGGAGAAAATTAGTTTTTTACAGCAATATAAATATTATTTGAAATTTTATCATAGTTAAAATTCTCTATTTGTTCAAAAGTTAATTTATCCTGAATTATTATAAACTTCTTAAAAATAAAATTATGTTCTATAATATTATTATGATCTACAAATATTTTCCATTTTTTGTCTTGTAATAAATTATATTTAATAGATTGATCTTTATTAAAAACAATTTTTTGATCTTCTATTTCTAATATAATATTTATATCATTATCTGATATTTGTATAATCCCAAACATTTTTACCCATTTATTTTTTAATATTTTAAAATCAGCAAAATATAAACAATTTTTATTATCTTCTATTTTTATTTTGTCATAATCAAAATTTATTTTAATATAATATCCAATTGATGAAACAATACTTAAAAAATTTATTATTTCTACTCCGATATCAATAATTTTAAATTCTGTATTAAAAGTAATATTATTAATTTCTTCGTTTAATTTTATTTTGTTTTTTGAATTTAAGTCTGATAATATGAAACCATCAGTAAAATTATATAAATTATGATAAATACTATTTTCTTTCTTTAAAGATTCAAAATATTCTTTAATTAATAATAACTCCTGATGAGATAATATATTTTCATAATCATTTTCATTATTGTTTAAAATTTTATTAATTATATTATCATCCATTAAAATAACCTATATATTAAAATTAAAAATATATAAAAATAAGTTTATTTTAATTTATATTATGACAAATTTTACAGAAAAAATAAAACCATGGATGGATAAAATTAAAATGGAAAACAATAATGATTTTGAAGTTTTAGTTGTTAAACCAGGTTCAATACAAAGTGTATCTTGGATGGATCCAAATTATAGTAATAGATTAGTTGAACTCGATTTATTTCAATCAGTTACAACAAATCAAAATAATTTTTTTGAAGTAATTTCAGTAAATTTAGATGTTAATAAATATACAGTTAAAGAATTATATGTTAAAAATGAAATAATAGGTGAAGAACCATATTACCTTTATGAAATGATTTATATTGATTTGGAAAAAGAACCACAGTATCATACAGATGAAAATTCAAATGAATTTGCTTCTTTATTAAATATTAATGGTGATAAAGTATATTCTAATGCTATTATATTTAAAAATTATCTACCTCCTCTTACTGATTCAATGTATTTAGAATCTGTTACTAAAAATGATATTGCTAGATTATTACGAAAAAGAGTTCATACAAATATTGTAACTTGTTATGAAGGTAAATGGGTAGAATGTGAATGTGTTGGTGATTTAAATAATTTTGCTGAACATTTTTTTGAAGATGAAAAATATGAAAAAATAGAAATTCCATTTTTAATGCATAATATAAATATCTGGTTTACTACCGCCCTTGATGGGGATAAAACATTATGTGGTACATTAGTTAAACAACCAATAGATAAATGTATATGGTTTACAATGAAAACAGACGAATTTAGAGGAAATTTAACATTAGATGAAGTTAATAAAATTATTTATTTATCAAAAAAATTATCTAATTTTATGACACCAAGTGATTTAACAGAAGAAAAGATAGATTATCTTGGTAGAAAAATTATTTATAATAAATATAAAGTACTGGATTTATTATTTAATAAAAATCAAAATATTTAATGAGTTTAATTAATTGTTTTTTTTTTAATCTTTTAAATAATAATGGAAAAAGAATTTAATTTTAATGATGATAGTGAAATTGGAACATTAGTATCAAAATTAAAAAATAATACTGATATTAAAAATACTGAAACTGAGATAGATTATGATAAAATTTTAGCTAAATATAATAATTCTGAAACTATAAACACTAAAACAAATTTTAATTATGATTCAGTTAATAATACTTCTACTATTAATAATGTTAAACCTAAAAAAAATATTAATATGTCTCAATTTGCTAAAAATGTCGAATCAGATTTAGAAAAACTCGATATTAAAAAATATAATTATAATGAACCATTACCAGTTAATTATTCTAAAAATATTATTCATAATACTCAATTGCAAAAATTAGAACAAACAATTAATTCACCAAAAGAAATTGTAAATAAAAAACCAAATAAAAAAAAAAATTCTGAACCTAATATTTTTCAAGATTATAAAGATATTATTATGAATGTATTATTATTTATTTTATTAAATAATAAATTAATTATTGAAATAATTTATAATAAAATACCTATTTTTAATAAATATAATAGTCCTTATCTTAATTTAATGATAAGAAGTATATTATTTGGATTAATCACTTGGTTAATAAAAAAATTTTATTCATAACAAAATTTAATTATTTTATTTTTACATTTTATACCAATTTATAAATTTTTCATTTATAATCTATATATTTATAAATACTGTATTATCAGTTATTTTTTTATGATATAACATAATTAAAATTTACACGCTCTTCAACGAGCAAACCTTAAAGTTTTTTGTTGAATAAAATATACAAAGGTGTAAAATAATATTAATAATTTTCGTAAAATAAGTTTAAAAAAAATTTAAATCTAATAAATTAATAATTATGAATAATAATTTATTAGTTAATAATGATTCAAAATATGGTGACGATAATAAATTTGAATCAATATCTGATACAACTATATTCTTACCAATTGCAAGTAAATTAGTAGATCCATTATATAATCTCGGATTTACACCAAATATGGTTACAATATTAAGTACTATGTTTACATTATCATCTATTTATTTTTTACATTTAAATAAAAAAATTCATGCAGTTGTATTATTTTTATTTGGATATATATTAGATTGTGTTGATGGTAAAATAGCTAGAAAATATTCTATGGGTTCTGATTTTGGTATGGTTTTAGATTCTACATCAGATAATATTTCTAATTATATACTATTTGTATATGTACTTTTGATGAAAAAATTTAATATTAAAAATATAATAATTTATACAATTATATTGACGATGACCTATATGTATTCAATAAGTTTTGGATTAAGTGAAGCAATAGCATCACATGAAGCTACTGGATCAGATAATTTTTATGAAAGACGTTTGAAACAACTTGAAGGAAAAGGTAATGGTGCTGAAAAAATACTTTATAATATATATTTAAGACTACAAAAATTTTCTTATAAATCATATCGATCTTGTTATCCAACTTTTGATAAAGAAAAAATTAATTCAAGATTAAAGTTATTAAAAATATTTGGAGCCGGTAATTTAAATATAGTAATTGCAACTGGATTATTATTAGTTTAATTATTATTTTATTTTATATTTTTAGAGGTTTAATTAAAATATTTAGGATTCTACTTCCAATCAAAATTTTTTCTACAATAATATATTGAAAATTGCTTGTTAAAAGTTAATTAAACATAAAATAAACTAATCAGATATTTTTTGAAAAGTTTTTAGAATAAAAATCACACTAATAATAATGATCTTCATTTTAGAAAAATTTATAGGTTTAGTTTTTTTATTAGCCGGTATTCATAGAATTTTTTTTAAAAAACAAAGAGAATATGAGGTTAATACTTTATTAAAATTACCAAAATATACAGATTATTTTATTATTCTTTTTGAAATAATAGCTGGAATAATAATTATTTTTAATTTAACAGGAAAAAAATACGCATTATGGACTCTAATAATTGGAGCATCTATTGGAACTTTACTATTGATGTATAATAATTTTCCTAAAATATTTAATACTTATAATCAATTATTTACTTTGAAAGATTCAAGCCTTTCGGTTTTTTTACATATAACATATATAGTAATTTTAATTTATTTACTTTCTAAATAAATTTAATATATTCTAAATTATAAATTGCTAGTATATTACTAATATAAGAAATATTTATTGATTTTTTTACTTATATGTGGATGATATTCAATTATTTTATTCCAATCTGATTCTTTTGGATATTCAAAATTTTTTTTATATTTAATATAAACAATTTCTGGAACTCTATTTTTATTTTGATATAATGATCTGAATAAATTTAGATGAAACGCTAATTCATAAGATGTTTTGACTAATATATAAGTAGTAGAATATTTATATTTCAAAGCAATATTTTTTAATTCCTTTCTTGAATTATTTTCTACATATAAACCTTCTACTACCACTGGTTGATTATTTACCATTGCTTCTTCTAATTTTTTATAAAATTGTTTTCCTAAATAATCTTTAGAGAATAAATTAGATTCACCTGCAAATTTTTTTGCTAAACAAGATTTCCCAGAACCTGGGTAGCCACTAATTATAATCATATTTTTTTCTTTTAATTTTATATTTATTTTTGTATTTTTTGAAAAATTATCTAATTTATAGCCAGATAATTTTTTTTCTTCGTTAGAATTATCTAAAAAATATTCTTCTGGAGTCATAAATGTAATTTCCAAGTTTAAGGCAAATTTTAAATCTGTATCATATTTATCATTTTTTCTACCAGCCATATCTCCTACATAGAATGAATCTTGTTTATTAATTTTAATACCTAAATCTGATTTTAAATAATCAAACATACCAATTCTTGGTTTTCTATAAATATCATCTTCCAATGCTGCTAAAAATATAAAATTTATATCCAATAATTTTCTAATATTATCTATTTTATCCTCGAAATCATGAACTGATAATTTTAATTTATTTAATCCTTTTTGATTTGAAAAAATTACTATAATATATTCTAAATCATTTGAAAGTTCTAATAATTTTGGTTTGATTTGATCATTTAACAATAACCAATCGTCTTTATTCTTTGGAAAAATATTACCTGATTTAGTTTTTATAATTGTATAATCTAAATCAAAACCCGCCATTTTATATTTTTTAGTTAAATCTAAATTATCATAATAATTTTTAATTACTAATTTTGACATTATATAATAAATATTTATTTTTTTATAAGAAATTAATTTTTAATTAAATTTATTTAAAAAATACATTCTTTTTATTTTTAATGATTATTGGAGTTTTTGATTCTAATTGGAAATATTCATTAAATACACCTTATGAAGAACCATTAGGAGGAACACAAAGTGCTATTTGCTTTTTTCTTGAACAAATGAGCTTGAGAGGGCATCAAACTTATCTATTTAATAAAATTAATCAAATTTCTAATATTAGAAATGTTATTCATGTACCTGTTGATTCATATTATAATTATATTCAATTTAATAATTTAACATTTGATTTAATTTTAGTTAGTTGTGTTCCTCATGAATTAGCTACTATTAAAATTAATTTATCAAATAATAAAACACTATATGGTCTATGGACTGGTCATGATATTGATCAAGAAGCTTCCAAACATTTTGAACATAATAAGTTAAAAGACTTGATTGATATTTATATTTTTGTTAGTGAATGGCAAAAAAAAAGATATTTAATTGAATATAAAATAAATGAGAGTAAATGTATGATTTTGAGAAATGGTATTGCAAAAACATTTGAACAATATTTAGATAAACCAAATAATAAAAAGAAAAACTCAATGACTTATTGTTCTATACCATGGAGAGGATTAAATTTATTACCACCAATATTTAGTAAAATTAAAAAGAATTTTCCAGATTCTACTTTAAAAATATTTTCGGGAATGAATATTTATCAACAACAAGATAGTGAACAAAATTATGAATTATTTCAAAATATAGATGGAGTTGAATTTAATCAAGGTATTAGTCAGACAAAATTAGCTGAACAACTTTATAATATTGAATATTTAACTTATCCAAACACTTTTCCTGAAACTAGTTGTATTACTGTTTTACAAGCTATGAGTTGTGGATGTTTAGTCATTACTTCTGATTTAGGAGCATTAAAAGAAACAATGGGTGGTTTAAATTTTTATGTTGAAAATCCGGATGATATCAGTAATTATTTAGACAACTTTATTATTAAACTTGAAGATTTAATGAATATGTCTGAGGATGAAAAACAGGAAATTAGAAATAAAAATAAAGAATATATTAAAAATAACTATACTTATGATTTAATTTGTTGTAAATTTGAAAAAGACTTTGAAAATGTTAAAAATAAATATGATAAATTAATGTTAAATCATGATCTTAAAATATCAAATGCACAAAATTTTTATGAAAATAAAGAATATTTTAGGGTTATTCAAACACTTATTAATTTAAAATATTTTTATCATATTAGTGATTATTATTCATATGTTACTTTAATGGGATTATCATATTACAGTTTGAAACAATTGAACCTA